AAGACCGTACAAGCACTGAGAAGAGATTTAGCAAATGCGGCAAAACAAATACATGGTAAGAAAGATCCATCTTCAATTGGTAAATTAAAAGCACAGCTATCTAAGATCGATTCAATGGGTGATCTGTCAAATTTAGTACCGTCCGAAGGTTTAGTTTTTAAGTACAAGGGTAAGGTTTATAAATTTACGGGTTATTTCGCACCGATTAATCAAATTACGGGCTTAATGAAATTTTCGAGATAAATTATGAATAGTGAAGATAGAGCATTAAAAGAAGTATTGTCTGGTAAAACACCAGAAAAACGAGTTATGGTCGGATATGAGGGTAAGGAGAAAAAACAGGGCGATATTAAGAGTAAACTTACCGATATAATGGCTGAAGTTCGTATGCCGTGGTTTTGTCCATCATGTAAAAAGATAATGAAAAAACGTTTAGATAACAAGTTTTGGAGACTGTTTAACCATTGTTTTGATTGTCAGCTTGCAATAGAACACGAAATGAGAGTTAACGGAACGTTTGAAACATATGAAAAGAAAAGATTTTTTGAAAATAGAAAAGCAGCAATATTAGACCAAATTCAATCGATAGAGAATTGGAAGAATCAGGGTGATATGGAAGTAGTTGAACCGGTTAATGTAAACACAGGTTTTGTTCACATTGATAGGTACGAGATTCCTAAGGAGTTAGTGGCTGAAGCGGATGAAGCGTTAGCAGAATTGAGAGTTACTCTAGTAAATGTAGATGCTAAGTTGGATGAGTTATATGCCGACTAAGACACAGATAAAACAGACAATTAAAGAAGAATACGTTAAGTGTGCATTAGATCCTGCATATTTTATGCGCGAGTATTGTTACATTCAGCATCCTATTCGTGGAAAAATAAAATTTGATTTGTATGATTTTCAAGAAAGAGTCATGAGTGATTTTAAAGATCACGATTATAATATTATTCTCAAAGCTAGACAATTGGGATTATCTACGTTATCTGCTGGATATTCTCTTTGGATGATGACCTTTCAGAATGATAAAAATATCCTTGTGATTGCAACTAAACAAGAGGTAGCAAAGAATTTAGTTACTAAGGTAAGAGTTATGCATAAGGAATTACCCAGATGGTTGAAACAAGATTGTGTCGAAGATAATAAATTGTCTATGCGATATATCAATGGATCGCAGATAAAGGCAATCTCTTCAACTAGTGAGGCTGGTCGTTCTGAAGCACTGTCTCTATTAATCATGGATGAGGCAGCATTTATAAAGAACATTGATGAAATATGGGCAGCATCACAGCAAACATTGGCAACTGGTGGTAAGTGTATTGCCCTTTCTACTCCGAATGGGATGGGAAATTGGTTTCATAAAACATGGTCAGATGCTGAAGCAGCTCAAAACAAATTTAATTTTATTAAGCTTCACTGGTCTATTCATCCAAACAGGGGAGATGTATGGAGAGAAGAACAGAACAAACTTTTAGGACCAGATATGGCAGCTCAAGAGTGCGATTGCGATTTTGTAAGTTCAGGAAAATCAGTTATTCCCGGTGAAGTATTAAAACATATTCAAGAAACTACAGTTTGTTCTCCAGTTGAAAAGAGATATCATGAGGACTTATGGATTTGGAAACCACCTGACTCAAATGGTAGATATTTGGTTTCTGCAGACGTAGCACGAGGAGATGGCGAAGATTTTTCAGCATTTCATGTTTTAGATTTGAATACGTTAGAACAAGTTGCAGAATACAGGTCTAAAGAAGATACGACGCGTTATTCTGGAATATTAATGTCAGTAGCAACAGAATATAATGATGCGTTATTGGTAGTTGAAAATAACAATGTTGGATGGGCTGTATTACAGGTCTTAATAGATAGGGATTATAAAAATTTATTTTGGATGAAAAAAGATTTGAAGTATGTAGATTCTAAAACTCAATATACCAACAAGTATAGGGGGGAAAACAAGTACATGGTTCCAGGATTTACTACTTCTATGAAAAGCAAACCATTAATCATAGAAACACTTTCTAAATTTATTAGGGAATCTTCAGTTAGAATAAACTCTATTAGATTAGTGGATGAATTATTTGTATTTATATTTAATAATGGTAAGGCTGAAGCGCTGAAAAGTTATAATGATGATTTAGTCATGAGCCTTGCTATTGGTCTTTGGGTTAGAGAGACTGCATTGAGGCTTTATGATGATGAGATGCAAATGACACGAAATACGATGGAAAAAATAGATAGTAATGCTGGTGTTTACAAGGTTGAGAATCATGAAGATCTCGGTTGGGAAATGCCAGTTGGAGATGAAATAGAATCATTAACTTGGTTAATAGGTAAGGAATAAAATGGCACAACAAGATACATTTTTTGATAGAATTAAACGATTATTTTCTACTAATGTTATAGTAAGAAATATTGGTGGTAGGAGGTTGAAGGTAGTAGATACGAGTCAACTTCAAGCTGGATCCAAATCATTAATGGATAGGTATACTAGAATGTATACAACTCAATCTGGTTATGGTGGATATATGGGGTATTCTGGAGAATTGGCTAAGGCTCAAAGAATATCTCTGTTTAGAGATTACGAAGCTATGGATGATGATGCAATAATTTCCTCTGCTTTAGATGTGTATGCGGATGAATCTACAATGAAATCTGAGTATGGAAATGTATTAGAGATTAAAAGCAATAACACTCAAATTGTCGAAATATTAAATAATTTATTTTACGATATACTAAATATAGAATTCAATTTATGGCCGTGGATTAGAAACATGTGTAAGTATGGAGATTTTTTCTTGCATTTGGAGCTAGCAGAAAAGTATGGAATTGTAAATGTATATCCTCTTTCTCCGTATGATGTGTCTAGAATAGAAGCATTTAATCCTGAGAATCCTCAAGAAACAAAATTTATTTTGGATGCTACTGATCCAAGAAATATGCCGGCTAACGCAAATAGAACAGAATTTGAAAATTTTGAAATAGCTCATTTTAGATTGTTGTCTGATTCGAATTATTTACCTTACGGTAAGTCTATGGCAGAGGGTGGTCGACGTACTTGGAAACAACTTTCACTGATGGAAGATGCAATGCTTATTCATAGAATTATGCGGGCTCCTGAAAAAAGAGTTTTTAAGGTAGATATAGGTAATTTACCACCTAGTGAAGTAGACACGTACATGAAACGAATCATTGATAAGATGAAAAAAGCTCCGGTCGTGGACGAAAATACAGGTGAATACAATCTCAAGTATAATATGCAAAATTTAACTGAAGATTTTTACTTACCTGTTCGTGGTGGAGATAGTGGAACAGCAATTGATGCTCTTCCAGGGTTGACATACGAAGCAGTTGAAGATATAGAGTATTTAAGAAATAAACTTTTAGCATCTCTTAAAATTCCAAAGGCCTTTTTAGGATATGAAGAGGAAGTAGGATCGAAAGCAACGTTAGCAGCAGAAGATGTTAGGTTTGCTCGTACTATAGAACGAATTCAGAGAATTGTTATAAGTGAATTAACTAAAATTGCGGTAGCACATTTGTATTCTCAAGGATATACCGATGCGGCATTAGTAGATTTTGATTTGGAGTTAACGAATCCGTCTACTATATACGAGCAAGAAAGACTGGATCTTTGGGAAAAGAAAAATGGTATAGCTAGAGATATGAAAGCTGAATCGTTAGTTTCTCACCAGTGGATTTACGATAATGTTTTTAACTTTAGTAATGAAGAGATTGAAAAACTTGCTGAAGAAGTCGTGGAAGATAAGAAAACTTTGTATAGGTTGTCTTCGATTGAGAATGAAGGTAATGATCCGGCACAACCAGCACAGGAAGGTCAATTGGATTCTCAACCCGGGATGGAAGATGAAGATGAAGATGATGATAAAAACAAAAATGTAGAATCAGATCGCGATCATGAAGATAGGGAGACGTACGGAGTCAGGGATGCATTGGGAAAATATGATTATACACATTCTGCTCAAAGAGACGATAGTCCAACCAAGCAAAATTATAGGGTTAGTCCGTTAGCATTATCTCATTTTGACTCAATGAAGAAGCATTATAATAAAAAAGAACTGAGATTGCTAAATGAAGTCGAGGACTTAGAGAACCATTTAAAAGAAAAACCTGCAAAATCAAAGTAATCTAATATTTATAAACGAATGGAAACAACTTAGTTAAGGGATTTGATGAAACATTCAAAATATAGAAATACGGGTCTATTATTCGAATTATTGACTCGACAAATAACTGCAGATATTTTAAATAATACGAAGTCTTCTACGGCTTCAGAGATTTTGAGGAAAAATTTTCACAAAAAATCTCAATTATTTAAAGAAAATCAACTTTTTAACGTTGTAATTGAAAGCAAGTTTAAAAGCAAGGATAGAGCAGTACACCTTGTAGAAACAACAGTTAAAGCATATAATAAGATAATCAATACGTCTGCTCTTAAGAGAGAAAAATATGAATTGATTAAGCAGATTAAGGAAAATTTTACGTTAACTGATTTCTTTCAGTCTAGAGTTTCTAATTATAGGCTTTTAGCAGCTATTCACAACGTTATAACTGAAAATTACGACAATTTGGCTTATCATTCTAAGAGTCATCATACATTGATTGAACATATGACCCGGGTAGTACGTACTAAAGAGTCGTCAACCTTATCTAGGTTGAGAGAAGAAAACAAAGATTTGCGAGCTTTGGCGTATAAAATATTGATTGAAAGATTTAATAAGAAATATAGCGCATTAAATTCTAATCAAAAAGAATTATTGAGAGAGTACATAAATAATATTTCTAACACAAACGGTTTGAATGAATTTATGGAATCTAAGTTTAAAAGTATTGTTCATGAACTTAAGAAAACGTTTTCAAAAATTAGCGATAAAGTGATTAAGATTAAGATTAAAGAGTGTATACATTTGATAGAGAGTACGAATATTCAGGGAAAACATACTTCTAATGTTTTAAAGTTGATGAGATTTTATCAATTGTTGGAGGATGTTAAACATGCAACTAAGTCTTAGAGAATTAGTACGTGAATTGATTCAGCAAGAATTAGAAGAAGCCAGTACTACTGGTAATATTGCTGGGTATCAAACCCCACATGCGTTTAGAAATGATGAAAAAGATGAGGAAGACGAATTGAAATTAAGTGATGGAATGACTGTTGCAAAAAAATTATCTGAGAGTACTTATTGGGATTACAGAAACGATGAATCAATGACAACGAAGCAGAAGCTTGCTAAGTCTATGATGAATATTCGGGATAGTATTTCAATGCTTGAAAGAGCTGTAAAGTACAATGTAAAATTAAAGAATGAAATGAAATTTGGATCTGATAGTTATTATAAGAGAACAAAAGTTGCCCTCAACAAAATTTCAGAAAAATTAGTTAGATTATCAACACGCATTAAGGATTTAATATAATGAACAAAAATCTTCTAGTAGACACTATTGCATTTGATGTATCACAAGATCAGATACATGAATCTATAACCCGTAATGCTGGTAGGTTAGTGGTAAAGGGCACTCTTCAGAGAGCCGAATCTACCAATCAAAACGGACGAGTGTATCCAAGAGATATTTTGGTTAGAGAAGCTAAGAAGTATACGTCTGAATTTATTAAAGAACGCAGAGCAATGGGTGAGTTAGACCATCCTGATAGTTCCGTTGTTAATTTAGCCAACGTTTCACATAATGTATTAGAGATGCATTGGACTGGAAACGATTTGGTTGGAAC